AGATCACAATGGGCTGGAAACTAACCAAGGTAGAGCCACAGGCAATTCCAGAAACTCTTTGGTCTGGTCTAACATCAATCGTTACGGATAGTGGTCAATTTATCGGGGCAGGTAGAGTACTTGGTGAGGATAACCCATCAGTATATGACCTAGCGGTAGAGTATGTTGATACAGACGGAAAGAGACAGTTCTACCTATACATCAACGGAATCAAAGTTGGTGAGGTTGTAGATACAGAGCCTACAAAGGCATATAAGGGGGTTGGTCTTTTCTCAAGAGGATCTGCACGAGTAATGTTTGAAAACTTCTATGCACTTAATTCAAATTATGGCGTAAATACTCAATCACTTATTTCAGCACCAATTAACAGCGTATTTATGAATCAAGACTCTCTAACAAAAAATGCTGCATTTACTAAGTATGCACTAAGTGGTGCAATTCAATCAACCTACCTATCTGGTATTGGAACTGAAGGAAGTCCTCAGTATGAGATTTTCTATGACGAGTTTGGTACAATTATGCGAGAAGCAGCATACTTCAATATTCGCTATGAAGATGCATACCCAGCTTTGAGGGCAATGATAGCACCAACACTAAACACGGAAAAGGGGTACACAGTTTCTGGATTTATGGATACCCCTTACGGTGCAGAGTTCTTAATTTTTAACAATACAGATACTGTTTTGGCACTAGATGAAACAACTGGAAACTACCTAAGAATTTTGGGTATCACATTTACACAACAATCATCACATGACCTTACAGTTGACGACTACTTCAATGAAGTTGGGAACCTGTCAAATGTTGATGTGCTTGGTCAAGTAAACCTAAGTGCAAATAAGAGACGCTATCAGGACATCAAAAACAGTAGGGTTACATATGGTACAAAAGAGTTCTCACTTGAATCGCCATACATTCAGTCCAGAAACACTGCAGAAAAGATGATGGAGTGGACCATTGATAGGCTTTCAAAGCCTCGTAAATCAATCGGTATATCTATTTTCCCAAACCCATTGATTCAAATCGGAGATCTTGCTACAATAGATTATAAGGATAAGAGTGGAATGGATATTTTAGGAACGGACGGAACACAGTTTGTTGTGTACTCAATTGAGTATCAGAAATCATCAAGTGGTCCGTCAATGGTTCTACACTTAAGCGAGGTATACTAATGGAAAATGAAACTAGAAGCTTAAGTGAAATTCAAAGGTTTGACAAGGAACTTGAAGATGCACAAAAACAATTAGATGCAATCCAGGCAAAGCTGAATAAAAAGAAGCTATCTAAAAAACAAAGGAGAAAGCTAAAGGCTTCAAAAGCAAAGATTCAATCTACACTTAGTGATATTAGGGCAAACCAACTTCAGTATCCACAGCTTTATACCCAAAAGGTATCTGTAGGTCTTGGAAAATCAAAGACTGTCAAGATACCAGGCGACAATCTTTTTGCTGTAACTCGTGAAGCAATCAATCCTGCAGCAATGGAAAAACTGTTCTTTGACAGCATCGGCACAACAGAGATTATTAATGTTGAGAGACATGACAACATCAATACTTTGAATGCTCCATATCAGCCTATTGTTGACATTGCAAGCATCAATACAGAATATAATCCTAATAAGATTGTTTCTCTTCAAAAGACTGCGTCATCATATTTTAATACTTTTGCTATCCCATTTGACGACTACATGCCTGAAAATGGTACTGGACCAGCTAATGAGATAGTGTATGTTGAGCAAGAAACAGGCGATCTAATCATAAATGTGCTTGAATTACCACAAAATTTCAAGGTAGAAATCCAAGTTCTGTCCTTTGAAGACATTTTAAATGATACAATATATATGGAGAATATATGATAACTAATACTGGAAAAAGCATTATTGCTAGATACTTGCTAGGTCAGACAACTGACTATGCGTCCTACATTGCCATTGGCTGCGGACCAAAACCAATTGACGCACAGGGCGGAACCTTTGATACAGATGCATACAAGCTAAGGGATAACCTTGAATTTGAAATGTTCCGTGTACCAGTTATTTCTCGTGGTACAGTAACAGAAGATGGTAAAACAAAGATTGTTCTTTCTGCAGAATTACCAACAGAAAACAGATATGAGATATCTGAAATAGGTGTATTCTCTGCAGGTTCAAACCCAGCACTCGGTGCATATTCAAGCAGAAACCTATTTACATTTTCTGATGGAGAATCCTGGCTTTACAACTCAGCTATCCCATCACTTATCACAGATACACTTAACGATGGTAGCGGAAACTTCATAACCTCAGTATCTGGAAAAGCTTTCTATGCCAACTCAGACAACCCAATCTTTACAGATGAAAGAACGCTACGTTACGAAACACCAAGATTTATGAATTCATCATTATTTGTTCCTGGCAATTCATCAAACATGACAAACACTAATGGTGTTCTTACATTACCACAAGAAGGCGGTAACCCAATCAAGGTTAATGGTATCGATATTGACCTAGACAGATATTCATCTGAAGACGAAATTAGGATTGCGTTTGCTGCAGTTGCAAAGGATAACCCACAAAGCCCAGTAAGCCTTGGATCTGTAAGAGTAAAGGTTGAGTTTAGATACTCAGCAGAAACAACTTCACCAAAAGCAACCCTTGATGCAGTAGTGCAAGATGCAAATGGTTTAAATGATCACAGATATTTTGTTGTGTCAAAAAAGATTAAGGATTTTGCTCCAGCAGACTTTTCATGGGCTTCTGTGAGCGTTATTCATATCTATGTTTCAACACATTCTACCACAAATGGTGTCATTTCTACAAACAGCACTTCAGACTTCTTCGTTGCTTTGGACGGTATGCGTATTGAAAATGCACAGTCAAACAACCCACTATACGGCATGATTGGATACAGCGTTTTGAAGAATAAGAATGCTAAGACAATTATTAAAAAGAATAACAGCACTAGCTATGTAGAGTTTAGGTTTGCATTGGACGTGAACTAGCATGGCTACTCCAGATCCAAATATTCGCAAGGTAACGCTCAGACAAAAAGATATTGGTGCTATGTACACCAATCCAGATCTAGCCCTAGATAAGTACTACCTTAGATATCGTATTGTCTCAGAGGACGGCACACAGCAGTCTAGATGGTCTCAAATATATGCCGTTGACGGTTCTAGTGCTGTTACAAACGGATACGTGTCTGGATATACGGTTCTTTCAAATGGCACAACAATTACTGTTAGCTGGAAGCTTGAATCTGGAGTATTTGGAACACCATTTGATGCGTATGTAAGATGGAATAATGACTCAACCAGACCAGATACCAATGACCTTTCCTGGAGTGACTGGGAGTTTGTATCAGAAGTTACTTCCTCATCATTTGCAGTAAATGTAGAGCCTGGTGCAAAATGGGTTCAGGTCTATATTCAAAGACAGACATTTCCGAAGGTACGTTCAGAAGCTGCAAAGCTATTTGAAAGCACTGTATATACCACAAGGTCAACTACAGACTCTGGTCTTGTATCAGAGGGCTAGTTGTGATATAATAGGAGTATTATGGGATCGTTAAATATACCAAACAAGGGTCAGCCAATTGACTACTCTTACATTAAGCAGATTGTAGATGCTGTAAACCGACTTCAGGATGCAAAGTCAAGTGACTCTAACATTCTTGATAAGGCAACAAATACACAGAACAGAGTTAGTACTAATAACGTTGTTATGGTAACTAGGTATGTCGAAGTATCATTCTCAGAAAAGGCTACATCTAGCCGAATTGAGTTTGGGTCAAGCTTTAAGACAACCCCAATTGTGACTGCTACTATTGTTTCTACAAACGACGGTAACGACCCAGAAAAGACAACTCTTGCACTGCAAAATGTAACAAGCACAGGCTGCGAAGTTCTTCTGTACTCAATTGAGAAGAAGCAGAAGAAGGTTGGAATTAACATTATTGCTATTGGCGAGGGGCTAAGTAGGGCAGTCTAATGGCAGCAGTAAGTAGGGAGACCTACAACTCTTTGCCAGTCATTCCTGGAAGCAAAAAGGTCTGGTTCTTGAATGGTGACTTGGTGAGGGTACACCACCTAAATAGGTCTAACGGAATCATGTCCGTATATAACATTATTAAAGATCAGATTGAAAGCTGTCTTATTAGTGATTTTAAAAAGAATAGAGAACGTGCATATACTGTTGGAGAGACAGCAGCCCTTGTGAACCGTCATAAGAAGTATATGCCACAATTAGTCAAACGAGGTGTTATTCCGCCTCCTACAGGCTCTCAGAAGGGCGGTAGCACAGGTTGGCAGGTACGTAGTTACTACTCTGAATCACAGGTTCGTGAACTTCGTGATATACTAGCTTCCTATCATATGGGTAGACCCAGGAATGATAGATTAATTACAAATGATGTAACTCCTTCAAAACAGGAGTTGACAAGACGTATGGGTGATGGTATACTTACTTATACGAAGACCGATGATGGTCGCTTCATTCCTGTGTGGAGTGAATCAATTTAGCAGAAAGATATATGGGTATGGATAACAACGATACTAAAGTGACGGTTACGCTTGGTTACACACTTAACCTTGGTAACTTCCAGTCGCTCCGCATTGATCTGGGAGTATCAGACTCTCGCCGTGACGGAGAAAACATTAACGAAGCCTTTGAGCGTGTTTATAGTTTTGTAGAAGCAAAGCTTGGCGAAAAGGTTGCAGAGGCACAGTCAGAAGCCGAAGGTAAGTAATGGCTGAACGCAAAGACCGAATGGCTTTGCTCAGTCGCTATGCCAAGCTGCATACAAAATACTATGAGCAAAGAGTTACACTCAATCTAAACGTTGAGCAATGGGCTGCAGATGCTCTCATAGAATCATATGGTCTGCCAGAGTGCTATGACCTACTAGAGTATTACTTTGATGTTGCACAGACACCAAACTGGAAATACTTCGCTAACTATGCGGATAAGATTATTGATGCTAGGGAGCAATACCAACAAGATATTAAGGAGAGAGCCGAACGCCGAGCAAAGGCAAAGGAGTGGTTAAATGAGTAACACAGAAGCAAAACTAATTTCTGCGGTACTGCAAGACAAGCAGGTACACGTACTACTACAAGCAAACGTAGACAACATTCTACGTACACACAATGATATTTGGCAGTTCATTCGTAACTATTCTGAGATGAATGGAACTGTTCCACCTGTATCTCTTGTAGTAGATAAGTTTCGTGACTTCTCTCCTGTTGACGGCATTGGTGCTACCAAATATCACCTAGAAGAACTACAGGCTGAATTCCTAAACGATAGCCTCAAAGACATTCTTCGTAGCACTGCTTCAGAGGTTCAGGCTGGTCAGGGTGTAAAGGCTCTTGAAGAACTAATTACACAGACATCAACGCTCAAGAAGAACACATCTGTCATTCGTGACATTGACGTTATTGACATTGAGGATGCAGTTGCATATTACGAGAACGTAAAGAAGCAGAACGAGATTGGCTCTGTCGGTATCAAGACTGGTCTTGCTGGATTTGACAACTATCTACCTGCTGGCATTACTCCAGGTCAGCTGGGCGTGTTCCTGGCATATCCAGGTATCGGTAAGTCGTGGATGGCTCTATACTTCGCTGTACAGGCTTGGAAGCAGGGTAAGTCACCACTAATCATCTCTCTTGAAATGAGCGAGACAGAAGTCCGTAACCGTGTATTTACAATCATGGGTGAAGGTCTTTGGTCACACCGTAAGCTTTCTGCTGGTCTTGTAGAGACAGACGATCTTCGTCGTTGGCACGGTAAGGAACTTGCTGGCAAGCCAGAGTTCCACATCATTTCAAACGATGGCGGTGGAGAAGTAACACCATCAGTTATCCGTGGTAAGATTGACCAGTATAAGCCAGACCTTATCATTGTGGACTACTTGCAACTTATGTCTCCAAACCAGAAGTCTGATAATGAGACGGTACGTATGAAGAACCTGTCTCGTGAACTAAAACTTATGGCTATTAGCGAAGAGATGCCAATCATTGCAATCTCGTCAGCAACACCAGACGATGTTAACAAGCTTGATACTGTTCCTACACTTGGACAAACTGCTTGGTCACGTCAGATTGCCTACGATGCTGACTGGGTACTTGCACTGGGTCGTGCCACTAACTCTGATATCATTGAATGCGTATTCCGTAAGAACCGTAACGGTTTTATGGGTGAGTTCATTGTACAGGCTGATTTTGACAAGGGCTGGTATAAGTACAAGGACTTTGAAGAAAACTAGGTATAATAGTATGTATGGATCACAGTCACCACAAGTCAATAAAGAGGTTCTCTCTGGACGGTATCATCAAGGATGATATCTCCATTGGGCGACTTCGCCAGGAGTACACAAGACTATTAAGATCAGAAATGAGACTTAATGGTTATGCTCCAAGACTTGACATAGACCCAGACTTTACGATATACTATAACCAAGACAAAGATTATTACGAATTTATATTATCAGTATATGGAACTTACATAGGAAGAAAACAGATAGAATGGATAGAGGGAATAGACGGCACAGCACTAGTGCCTACACCGAAGAACAAATCAAACGAGTTGTCGCAGGATCAGGAATCAGCATCGAATCAGAAGTAGACTCTGATTATATTATTTTTTGTCCTTTCCACAACAACTATCGTTCACCTGCTGGTGAGGTTGATAAGCGTTCTGGGTTCTTCTTCTGTTTTTCTTGTCAGCACGTATGTGACCTTACTGAGCTCGTAATGCACACATCTGGTCGTACCTATTTTGAAGCGGTACGTTTCATTAAGTCTAAAGAGACTGAATCTAATCTTGAGCTACAAATCAACAAAGCATTGGTAGAGAAACAAGATTACATACCATATGACGAGATTTTGATTAAGCGTCTTAACAATCAAGCACTAGAGTCACCTCGTGCTATGCGATACTTCCAGGGCAGACTAATTACAGAAGACTCTGTAAAGCGTTTTGCACTGGGATACTCTGAAAAGCAGGATATGGTAACCATTCCTGTAGCCTCACCAGATGGAATTGACATTGGGTTTGTTGGTCGTTCCATTGAGGGTAAAGAGTTTAAGAACACACCTGGATTACCAAAGTCAAAGGTATTGTTCAATCTACACAGGGTAAAGACTGCTGGCAAGGTCTATGTTGTCGAATCATCATTCGATGCCATACGCCTTGACCAGTGCGGTTTCCCTGCTGTAGCAACCTTGGGTGCAAACGTATCCAAGATACAAACAGACCTACTTCAGAAGTATTTCAATAACATTATTGTTATTGCTGATAATGATGAAGCTGGCGGTAACATGAAAGACAAGCTGATTGAAAAGCTTGGCAATCGTGTAACTGTTATAACACTAGATAAGAAGTATAAAGATATTGGCGATATGTCAGATGAAGATATCAAGAATTTGGATGAAACATTTGACAAAACCATTATCGGTATGCTACAATAATAATCCAACCAATTAAGGAGAAACATATAATGAGTATCATTAGAGGGCTTAAAGACATCAACGCTATTGTTGACAAGCCAAAATTCGAAGGCACAGGACAGAAGGTCCGTTGGGTCAAGCTTGCAGATGGACAGTCTGCCAAGATCCGTTTCGTT